CTAGCGCGCGCGGGCGAGCGAGCCCATGGGGTCCCAGGGCGCGAGCACGCGGGCCTCCTCGGTCTCGTAGATGGCGCGCTCGTCGTCCGTCAGGTACTTCTTGTCAACGACGACCTGGTAGACGTACTCGTCGAACCAGGGGTCGGAGAGGGTGTCAAAGCCGTTGCGGCCGTGCTCTGCGCCCCAGCTGTTCTCCACCTTCCAGAGCGTGGGCCGCCCCTCGGCGTCGAGGTTCACGCCCTCGAGGACCATCGCGTGGGTCATGAGGGACTCGCCGTAGTCCAGGCGCTCCGCGCGGTCCATGCAGCCCTCGACCTCAAAGCCAAAGAGCGCGTCGACGTCCAGCGCGGCCGTGTCCATGATGCCCTCCTCGCGCAGGTAGCTCTGGCCCACGTCGCAGCCAAACCACACGGGCAGGTCGTCGCGCAGCTGCGCGATCGCGCACTCCTTGAGGCGCTCGATCGGAAGGTTGAGGTAGCGCACGCCGCCGTCCTCCACCACGTTGCCCAGGCGGCTCACGGTGTAGGCGTGGCCGAAGGGCTTGTCGGCGGTGGGGGCGGAGATGAGGCTCACGTAGTCGTCCACGTTCATGCCCACGGCGGTCTCGAAGAACGCCGCGGGCGTGAAGGTGCCGGAGAGCGCCAGCTTGTCGTTCTTGTCGCGAAGGCGCACCTCGAAGGTTGCAGGCGGCTCGCCGAGGCAGGTGACGAGGAGGTGGTAGACCTCGCCCATCATCTCCTTCTTCATCTCCTCGAGCTCCCCGCGCGCCACGCCGGCCTCGGCGCTCTGGCGCAGGCGCTTGGCGGCGCCGCGCAGGTAGCGCGTGAGGTAGGTGTCCATCTCGCGCGTGTTGCGCGAGCAGGCGGTCTCGGGCATGGCCTCCTTGGGCACCACGCCATACTTCCTGACGAGGCTCCTGAACATGTCCCACTGCCCGCCGTCGCCCACGGGGTCGGCGAGCAGGTAGCTCACGAGGCGGCCGTCCAGCGGCTCGCCCAGCGTGTCGAGGACGTTCTCGAAGAACCAGTTGCTCTTCTCGAGCTTGTCCCAGAAGAGGGGGTAGGCCTGGCTGAGCTCGAAGGTCTTGAGGTTGTACTTCTTGATGACGCGGTAGCGCATGGTGTTGAGGCTCGCGAACATCCAGCAGCGGCCGGACCGCTCCTGGTTGCAGCGCTCGCCCTGCGTGACCTCCACGTCAAAGGTGAGGGCGTTTCTGGCCACGCCCTCGGGCACGCGCGCGGCGTCGCGGATGCCGCTTGAGCTCACGGCGTTCTTGGCGACGACGTTGGCGCGCTCAGAGAAGAACTCCTCGTGCGCGCAGGCGAGGTCGTCGGGGGTGACGGATGCCATCTCGTCCATAGTCGGTACCTCCCGTTCGTCGGTCAACAAACGCGTTCGAGCATAGCACTCATGGCAGGCGCGACCGGCCGCCCGTCGCGTTTTTCAGCTTCTGTCGGGGGCGTCGGGTCGGGCTGCTAGAATTTGGCGAGAAGAACCTGGAGCGGGGAGGGGGCCACATGGACGCGACGGAGGCGAGGCTCGCCCGAGAGCTGCCCGGCTACGCCCGACGCGTGCTCGGCGCCCTCGAGGCCGCGGGGCACGAGGCCTGGGTCGTGGGCGGCTGGGTGCGCGACGCGCTGCTCGGTCGCCCCGGGCATGACGTCGACGTGACCACGGCGGCCCCGTGGCGGGAGACCGCGGCCGTGCTGCGCGCGGCGGGGATGACCGTCCACGAGACGGGCACGGCGCACGGGACGGTCACCGCCGTCGTGGAGGGGCGCCCGGTGGAGACGACCACCTACCGCGTGGAGGGCTCCTACTCCGACCGCCGCCACCCCGACGAGGTGCGCTTTGTGACGGACGTGCGCGAGGACCTCGCCCGGCGCGACTTCACCGTGAACGCCATGGCCTTCCATCCCGAGCGCGGGCTGCTCGATCCCTTTGGGGGGCGCGAGGACCTTGCGGCACGGGTGATCCGTGCGGTGGGGGAGCCGCGGCTGCGCTTTGAGGAGGACGCGCTGCGCGTGCTCCGGGCGGTGCGGTTTGCGTGTCGCCTTGGGGCGAGGATCGAGCGCGGGACGCAGCGGGCCCTTGACGCGTGCGCCCCGGGCCTCGCCGCCATCGCGTCAGAGCGGGTGGGGCAGGAGATGGACGGCATCCTCGCCACCGGGCGCGTGGCCTGGGCGCTTCGCCACGAGTTCGCGGTGATGCGCGCGGCCGTGCCCGAGCTCGCCCCCATGGAGGGCTTTGACCAGCGGAGCCCCTATCACGCCTACGACGTGCTCGAGCATACCGCCCGGGTCTGCGCGGGCGTGGAGGAGGCGACGGGAGGGCTGCCCTCCCCGGCGCTTCGCTGGGCCGCGCTGCTCCATGACGTGGCCAAGCCGGCGTGCTGGAGCGTTGACGACGGTGGGCGCGGCCACTTCTTCGGGCACCCCGGGGAGGGCGCGCGCGTCACGCGACGGGTGATGGGGAGGCTCGCCCTGCCCAGGGAGGTGGTTCGGGCCGCCGCGGCGCTCGTGCTGCTGCACGACTTCGAGCTGCGCCCGACGCCGTCGTCGACGCGCCGGATGCTCTCGGAGCTGGAGGCCGCGGCGCCGGGGCAGGCGCGGCCGCTTGCGTTTGCCCTGCTCGACCTCAAGCGGGCGGACGCGCTGGCCAAGGCGCCCGCGTGCCGGGGCTACGCGGCGGAGCTCGACGCCATGAGCGCGGCGCTGCGCCGCGAGCTGGCCGGCGGCGGCGTGTGGCGCGTGCGCGACCTTGCCGTGAGCGGGGCGGACGTCATCCGGGAGCGCGGGATCGAGCCGGGGCCAGGCGTGGGCATGGTGCTCGCGCAGCTGCTCGAGGCCGTGAAGGCGGACGAGGTCCCCAACGACCGCGAGGCGCTGCTCGCCTGGCTGCGGTGGTAGGGAAGGCTGCCGGCACGCGGGCGCCCGCGTGGCGGCCCGTTGCCTCGGAGCGCGGGAGACGCGTGGCCACGGCTTCCATGGTCACTCGTTCCACGGTCACAACTTCTCCAAAAAAATGAGTTGCACACGAGGGGCCAATGCCGTATAGTGTTTCTCCGCGCTGAGAGGCGCAAGAAATGGCAAATTGGGACTTCGTCTAGTGGTAGGACAACGGATTCTGGTTCCGTCAGCGGGAGTTCGACTCTCTCAGTCCCAGCCATTTGCCTTCTCAATTGCATATGTGGCCCGTTCGTCTAGCGGTTCAGGACGCCGCCCTCTCAAGGCGGAGATCACCAGTTCGAATCTGGTACGGGCTACCATTTGGCCCGTTCGTCTAGCGGTTCAGGACGCCGCCCTCTCAAGGCGGAGATCACCAGTTCGAATCTGGTACGGGCTACCAACAAGACCGCAGGTCAGGGGATACGTCCTCTGGCCTGTTTTCTTTTGAAGCCTCATCTCTCCTCCTTCGTGGGACACAATCTGGACACAACGGGGACCGGGACACAATCCGGGACGCAATCGCCTTAGACCGCGACCCTGAGAGTTCCTTCCTGCCTTGCCTGCTCGCTCGGCGTTTCGGAGAACAGGCTGCCGATGAGCTGAGCCGCCTGGGCGTCATTCTCGGGCAGCGCGTGGGCGTAGAGGTTCATCGTCAGGGTCGCCGAGGCGTGGCCGAGCCGGTGCTGGACGGTCTTCATGTCCATGCCGCCGGCGACGAGCTGCGTTGCCTGGGTGTGCCTGAGCTCATGGAACTTCAGGCCCTCGAAACCGTGGGCCTTCGTGAAGGACCGCCACCAGCGCGAGAAGTTCGTCGGGGCGATGAGGCCGCCTTTGTCGTTGCAGCAGACGGGTGTGTCCCTCGTCTGGTCGAGCGACAGAATGGCGAGCTCTTCTCGCTGGAACTGCTTCCACCGCCTCAGGTGCTCTATGGTCTTCTCGTCCACGGCGATGACGCGCTTCCCCGCCTCGGTCTTGGGCTCCTTCACCTCACCGTAGGTCGTGACCGACTGGGTGACGCGGATGGTTCCCCGTGCGAAGCTGATGTGGCCCCACGTGAGACCCAGGACCTCTCCGCGTCGCATGCCGGTTGCGAGACCGATGCGTGCCGCCATGACGTTGCCGATGCTGGACAGGCCTCGCAGGTAGCTCCGCTCCGAGGTGTCGCCGCGCTTCTCCTGCCGTTCCTCGATGGCGTCGCGGGACGCATACGCCTCGTCCTCTGCCTCGTCGATGGTCGCGAGCAGCTGACGTGCCTCGGCGGTGGTGAGGGAGCGGCGGTCCGGTGTGTCGCATCGCGGCGCCTTGACCTTCTCGGCGGGGTTGCGCAGGATGAGGTCGTAGTCCACGGCACGCGAGAGGATCTGCTTGAGCAGCTTGTGGATCATGTTCATGGTGGTGCCGCTGCACTTGCCCTTCTCCTCCGTCTTGTCCCAGCGCATCTTCATGTAGAGCCCCTCGATGGTCTGGGCAGTGATGTCGCGAAGCCTGATGGCCCCAATGTAGGAGCACATGTCCTCGATGATGGTGCGCTCCCGGCGCAAGCGCGTCTTGCTGATCTCTGCCGCCGTCTCGCGAGCTTGCTGCCATTGCTCTGCGAACTCGGCGAAGGTCATCTTGTCGGCGTTGGCCGAGAGACCGTTCTCGAGGTCTGCCTTGAGTTGGTCGCGCAGCTTGCAGGCGTCGGACTTGGTTCCCTTGATGTTTCTTGAGACCACGTCGCGCTTGCCGGTGATAGGGTTCGTACCGAGGTCGATGCGGACCTTCCAGTGCTTAGGGGCGTAGCTGGTTCCGTCGGGCTTCTTTACCTCCGTAATGCTTCCGTCTCCTTTTGCCATTACATTCACCTCCTTGGTTGGCGAGCGTCGTGAGCAGGTCTTTTGCTATTCCATCACGCCCCTATGGGGCGGGGTGGGCATTGATGGTGATTTCATTTCTACTGAGCATTCGTTCAGCGGTTGTAACAGCTATGCCAGCTGCAGCGGATGCCTCCTTTAGATTCATGTGCTCCTCGTTTACGAGATGGGCAAATCTGAGGGCTCGTTTGTACTTCCGCTTGCACGTATCGTTGCAATACTGACGTTTCGACCCACGCTCTTTTGTAACGATGATGGGAAGCCCGCACGCCTTGCACCTCGTTACGCGAGAATCGCGGAAGGTCTCTGTAAGGCAGAGCCAGAACGAGGTGAAGTTTGTGTCTGCTTGTGGTGCAAGTATCCCGTCTCGTGTTTGAATCCGAAGGCCCTGAATGCACGGGCGGATAATCATGTCTATAAAGAAGAGTGCTCTTTGGGGACCATATGAAATCTCTTTTCTGAGATTGCCTCCAAAGAAGGACATGACAGGGTAACGCTTGCTCGGATCTAGGGACGAAGCCATCTCTCGCTGGCTAAAGAGGTAGAGCTTCTGTTTTTGAATCTGGTGGGCTGGGGCAAAGGACAGTGCGACATGGGGACAGAAGAAGGATCCATCTGAATCTAGGTACCCCATTTTGATGAGATCGTCATCGCTTAACCCATGGTCTTTAAACTCGGCGTAGAGGCTCTTCTCTGCGGCTTCGCAGTGGTTGGTACCTCTAATGACGCGGGATAGGGTGTTTGAAGAAGCCAGGAAGTTGAGATCAGCGCTCTCGTGGTTCTCGGTGCCACCTCTCCCGAATCTAACGCCAAGGTTTTCAAAGTTCTCCTTGGAGCATGCGTCATCATCAACGAGCCGCTTGAGGGTGAGAACCAATAGGATGAGCGCCCGCGTGTCGGACACCGCCTTTAGCTCATCATCAAAATCAGGGTGCTCCCAACTTTTTCTCCAGCTCATGAATGGAAACCATTGGGCGGTGAACTCCCTGAGCTTGCTCGGAGAATCAGCATTTATAAGCTCGTTGAGGGCATCCTCATCAGGGGTTTTAACTCCGCGTCTTGTTCCGGTCTCTTCATCAAAGTCAATCCACTGGCGATGAAGTGTTATCTCAGTAAATGCGTTCATTGACACCCCTTTAATCATTCTTATCAAGGGAAATGACACCCGTATAATAGATGTATACGGTGACATACGTCAACACCAAAAGGAAGGTGAATCATGGAGTTGACCAAGGAACAGATCACTGCAAGGCGGGAGAGACTCGGCCTGTCGAAGTCCGCCTTTGGGCGGGAGTCGGGGCTGCACGTCTCCACGATCTCTCAGATTGAGAACGGCCATCTCGTCCCGTATCCCGGGCAGGTCAAGAAGATGCTCGCTGCGTTCGAGCGACTCGAGGCGAAGGAGCGTCTCCAGAAGGTGGCGTCGTAGCCATGGGGCGTAACCATCCAGTTTGCCAGTCCGGTTCGGATGGAGCGGCTCCAGGGTCATCTGTTGAGATCTTCTCGGCATACCCCGACCTGCTGACACCCGCGCATATTTCGGAACTGACCGGGTTCACGGTTGAGTACGTGCGAAAGCTCTGTCGAGAGCACAAGATCCCCGCCGTGCAGGTGGGCGGCAGACAGTGGTTCGTGCCGAAGCCGCGATTCGTTGAGTATGTGATGGGCGGTGGCGCATGACGGGAAACGACGAGCGCAGACAGATGGCGCTCCAGCTCGCGGACCATCACGGATTTGCAGTGTTCACGCTTGCTGCCTGTGCGAAGGAGCCACATAAGGGCTCGCATGGCTTCAAAGATGCGACCAGCAATGCAGCTATCATCGAGGCGATGTTCGCCGCTCACCCTGACAGCAATATTGCTGTTGCCTGTGGTTCCGTCTCCGGCAACATTGGCGTCATCGACCTGGACGTAGCTGAGGACGGATCCTTCGACGGGCGTGAGGAGCTTGCTGAATGGCAAACGGAACACGGTAAGTTCCCAGATACAGCGAGCGCGGTGACGGGCAGAGGCGGAACCCACCTCTACTATCGATTCCCTGATGGAGCGCCAGACTCCTACAAGAACGAGAACTCGCACGTGGACTTCCGTGGTGAGAAGGGCTATGTCATGCTTCCCGGATCGATTCATCCCAACGGACGGGAGGTCTTTTGGGATGTGAGCCCCGACGAGTGTGAGATAGCAGATGCAGACGAGAACGTGCTTGCTTTTGTGATGCAGCATCGCCCCGGTACTGACGGAGCGATGGCAATCACGGAGGGCGAGAAGGCGCGGAAAGCACCATTCAGGCTGCCTGAGACGCTTCACGAGGGCGCGCGAGATGAGACAATCTACCGCTTTGCATGCTCGATGAACTCGAAGTGCACGCCGAAGGACGTCGCGCTTGCGGCTGCCCGCGCATATAACGAGAGCCACTGTGTGCCGTCCTTGCCGGACTCGATCATCGTCCAGAAGGTTAACAGTGCCTATCGTCATCCGCCTGGAACGTCATGGAGAGGTTCCGTCGATGACGGAGGCGTTAAGACAATCAGCGGGGAGAGCATATGGAGCAACCCCCATCTCGAAGCCAAGATCAACAAGGACGGAGACTGTGTTGGTTTCTATGCCCCTACCGTGCCGGCTCTCGCTTGGTGGATGCAGGAAGACCCCGGCCTTAAGGGGGTGCGTCTAGAGCGTATGAGCCAGCAGGTGGTGGCTGAGGATGGGCTCCCATGGGCAGCAGAGACAAAGCTCTGGCGTCCGGTTGACGATGACTACCTCTTCGCGCGCATGCAGGAGCGCTACAAGTTTGATGGGAGATCGCTCGTACGCTCGGATAAGAACGTGTTTGCGGCCTTCTCGATCTTTTCGGATGGCAGGAGCTTCGACGCCCTTACCGATATGCTCGATGCGCTGCCAAAGTGGGACGGGACTCCCAGGAAGGATCTTCTGCTTGTTGAGTGTCTGGGCGCGGAGGACACTCCATACGTTCGGGCGGTGACGGCGCTCCTGCTGAGAGCAGCTGTCGCGCGTGCGTATCAGCCGGGCTGTAAGTACGACTACATGGTCGTTCTGCAGGGACCGCAGGGAATCGGCAAGTCAACCCTCCTGCGCCGGCTTGCGATGCGCGACGAGCTCTTCGTGGACGATGTGAAGAACATCGGGACCAAGGAGGCGCAGGAGCTTATTCAGGGGCGCTGGTTTGTGGAGCTTGCTGAGCTGGCAGCGTTCAAGGGCAGGCAGGTCGAGACCCTGAAGTCGTTCATTACGAGTCAAACCGACAGCTATCGGGTGCCCTACGCCAAGCGTCCCGTGCAGCTGCCTAGGCGTTGCGTGCTCGTGGGCACGACCAATCTGGGCGAGTACCTAGAGGACCCTACGGGCAACCGACGCTTCATGCCGGTTCGTTGCGGAGGGGGCGCGGCACGGAACATCTTCGCGCCGGACTTCGCTGAGTACGTTCAGCAGGTGTGGGCAGAAGTGCTCGCTGACTATCGCGTGAATCCCAACTGCGGCCTCGTGCTTCCGAGGTCGGTAGAGAACGAAGCTAATGCCATACGTGAGCGTGCGACCACTGAGGATCCGTGGATAGGGCTTATCGGAAGATACCTGTTGAGAAAAAAACAGGGAGAGCCCGTGTGCACGATGCAGATTCTTGTCGAGGCCATCCAGATACCCCGCGAGGGCGTGAAGAAGGGGGACAACATGCGCGTTTCAAACATCATCACTCGCTGCTTCCCCGAATGGAAGCGCTGCCCGAGCAATCGCATCGTAGAAGGCTATGGCTCGCAGCGGGCTTTTGTTCTCAAGACCCCAGAAGAGCTTGAGACTGAGCGTAATGGTGTTCAGGGACGTTTGCCGGGTGTTTGACGTGTTGGGCTGCGGAAACGAACACCCTAAACACCTGAACACCTCATTGTGGAGTGTCGGGGATGATGGTGGGGAGAGAGGCCCTGTAGGAGTGCGAGGGGTAATCCTGAGTTTGTCGAGCTCCGGTGTTCAAGGTGTTTTCTCGCTGGTCAGACGCGCGAACACTGTGGACACCTCGAGTAGTTTTCCAGCAGTGGTGTTTTTCGTGGGCGATGATGCGGCGTGAGCGTGTGGACAACTGGACAGAATGACGTGATCCGCGAGCTGGGGCATCGGGGAGCCGCTGCCGTGCGCGAGGAGATCCGCCGGCGCTACGGCGTGGAACGGAGCGTCCGTGCCATCGAGATGCAGGCATCGCGGATTCACGCGAGTCTAAGAGTGCTCTCGGTGTGCCCGCAGTGTGGAGCAGTCGGGGTACGCCTGAACCGCCAGAGTGGGATGTGCCCACGCTGCACGGAGGAAGCGCACGTTGCCGAGGAGAGGGCGTTCAACGAGATTCTGCGCCGCGAGGCCGAAGGGTGCGAGGAGGGACCGGAGATTGAGGCTGCGCGCCGGGAGTATGCGCGGCTACGGCAGCAGAACTCGCGGCTCATGCGCAAATTTGGGCTCAAGGGTAAGCGGGAGCGAGAGTGACGCGACACAATCTCACGTAGGGTGTGGGGTTACGACCGAGCTTCAGGAAGCGCCACCGTGAGGGTGGCCAGAGACTTGTCGAGGCCTCGCATCCGCGCGCGGCCCTCTCCTCCATTCTTTGTGACATCTCCGGACAATGAGCCTGTACGAATGTGAATTTGTCACGGAGGGAGGTGCCCGGCATGAGGGCAAAGCTCACCGAGGAGCTGATTCAGCAGATGGCCTCGCTCAAGGGCGATGGCCTCTCAAACAAGGATATCTGCCGGGCGGTGGGCATTCACGAGGCAACGCTGTACCGCTGGCTCTCCAAGCCGAGCGGGAGGCTGCATCGCGCGTTAGGCGAGTCGCTAAAAAAGGCAGAAGCTGACTACAAGCGGACGCTGCTCACCACCATCCGCGAGGCGGCTACCAAGAAAAACGGCCAGTGGACGGCGGCCGCGTGGCTCCTGGAGCGCAAGTACCCCGACGAGTATGCACAGGCAACCCGCGACAAGGGCGAGCGCGCCGAGGCGGCCCCGCAGATCGTGCTCGGCGTGGCCGTGGGCGCGGCGAAGCCGGGGGCCGATGAGGGTGAGGACGTCGATGATTAGCGCCGCCGACCTCTGTATCCCGCGCTTCCACGACGTGCTCGGTGACGTCATGGCGCATGGGCATACGCACTACTGGTTGCACGGAGGCCGAGGGAGCACGAAGTCGAGCTTCATCAGCCTGTGCATCGTTCTTCTCGTTGTGGCTTTTCCCTATGCGAACGCCTGTGTGGTGCGGCGCTTCTCCAACACGCTGCGCGACTCGGTGTACCAGCAGGTGCTCTGGGCGATCGAGGCGCTGGGGCTCTCGGCGTACTTCAAGGCGAAGCTCTCTCCGATGGAGATCGTCTACCTGCCCACGGGGCAGCGCATCGTGTTCCGCGGGGCGGATGACCCACTCAAGCTCAAGGGCGTAAAGTTCACGCGCGGATACTGCGCCATCACGTGGTTCGAGGAGCTTGACCAGTTCGACGGCATCGAGGCGGTTCGCTCGATACTCAACTCGCTGCGTCGCGGTGGTGAGGACTTCTGGATCTTCTACTCCTACAACCCGCCCAAGACGATGTGGAGCTGGGTGAACGTTGAGTGCATCGAGCGGAAGCGGCGGGCGGACACGCTCGTCAGACACTCGTCATACCTCGACGTGGTGGAGACGCGCCCGGGATGGCTCGGCGCGCCCTTCGTCGAGGAGGCGGAGTACCTGCGCGAGGAGAACGAGCGCGCGTGGCGCTGGGAATACCTCGGCGAGGTGACCGGGACGGGCGGAGCGGTCTTCGACAACATCGTGGAGGCGAGGCTGACCGACGAGCGTGTACGAGGTTTCGAGCGCATTCGCAACGGCGTGGACTGGGGTTGGTTCCCCGACCCGTGGCGCTTCGTGCGCTGCGGCTGGGAGCCGGACGCGCGCAGACTCACGGTCTTCGAGGAACACTCGGCAAACAAAATGATGCCTGCCGACACGGGGCGCATCGTGGTGGACGCGCTCACCTATGCCGACGAGCCGGGCGCGGAGCCCTACTTCCACGACCAGATGGTGTGGTGCGACGACACTCCCGACTCGAAGGTGCAGATGGCAACCTGGCGGCGCGAGCTCGGCATCCGCGTACACCCTGCGAGGAAGGCGCGGATGCGGAGGCTCTCCTATGACTGGCTTGCTGGTCTGAGGGAGATCGTCATCGACCCCGCGTGTTGCCCGAGGACGTTCGAGGAGTTCACCTGCAAGGAGTTCCTACGCGACCGTGATGGGCGCTGGATCGACGAGATTCCTGACGGTGATGACCACTCCATCGACGCGGTGCGCTACGCGATGATGGATGACGTGCTGAGAGGGTGAGGGACGTGCTTCTCGGCATATTCAGCTGCCAACTGAAAACGCGAGGTAGCGGACGTTCTTCTCGCCAGCTTAAACGTAGGGAGGACGGACGATGCGATGTGCCGTTGATGGGCGGGCGGGATTCTCGGCATCAAAAGCTAAAGCCTGAGGGGCATGAAGGGGCTGTGCGGAAGCGTGTGACGGAAGTAGCGCGTTCTTCTCGCCAAGCGAATGAAAAGGAACGAAGGCTGGACGGGCTGCCAGGAGAGCCGGTTGGGCGCGAGCGATGGAGGGCGATGTAGGTGGGGCAGGCGTACGAGGAGGAGTACTGGGTGCCTGAGCATGTGCGGGAGTACCTGCGGGCGCTTGGGTTCGTGCTGCCTTTGGAGGCGATGGAGCCGTACATTCGCTTGTGGCATGAGTGGATGCAGGCGTGTGGTTCGTTCTACGACTACAAGGACACCGATGGCGTGGGGCGCCTGTACGAGGTGCATAGGCGCTCGATTCACCCGGCGATGCGGGTGTGCCGGGAGTGGGGGTCGCTGCTGCTCAACGACAAGACGCAGGTGGTGTGCGGGGCGCAGGGGTGCACGGACTGGCTGGAGGGGTTTCTCGCCCAAAGCGGCTTCATGGCGGCAGCGCAAGCGACCGTGGTCAAGGCATTTGGCATGGGGACGGGTGCGTGGGCGCTCTGGGTGGACGCGGACGCGGGGAGCGTGCGCATTAGGCACTACGACGCACGCATGGTGATTCCGCTCACGTGGGACGAGGAGGGCGTGACGGAGTGCGCGTTCGTCACGCGGGCGTTCTGGCGGGGGCGCGCGGTCGACCAGCTGCAGATGCATCTCAAGGGCGGTGGGACGGACTTCTCGGCCGCATTGTCCTTCTCGCCTAATGAGAGCGCGGGGAGGGGCGGGTACCGGATCGTCACGGTGTGCTTTGACGAGCACGGCAACGAGGTCGCGCCTGCGGGCGTGTGCCCCGTGTACGAGACGGGCTCTCCCTATCCCACCTTCGCCATCGTGAAGCCGGCCGTGGACAACACGCGCGTGGACATGAGCCCGTACGGGCAGAGCGTGTTCGCGGACGCGGTGGACGCTATCCAGGCGGTGGACCTTGCCTTTGACGCGATGATCTCGGAGATCGACAACGGCAAGATGCGGGTGTTCCTCAGTGACGTGATGTTCGACCAGGAGACCGACGGCAAGGGGCGCAAGGTCTCGATACCGTTCGGGCGGCAGGACTGTACCGTGTTCAGGAAGGTGATGAGCACGGAGGACACGATTCAGGAGTTTGCGCCGGCGCTGAGGACTGACGCTCAGGTGAGGGCGTTCAGGTGCGCGCTGCAGATGCTCGGCGACCTGACGGGCTTCGGCCTGGGGTACTTCGACTTCGACGGCGCGGGGTACGTGAAGACCGCGACGGAGGTCTCGGCTGACAACTCGGCGCTCATGCGCAACATCCGGCGGCACGAGCATGCCCTGGAGGGCGCGATAGCGGGCATCTGCCGTGCGGTCATGGCCGCGTCGCGCTCGCTCGGGGTCGAGCTCCCGGACGAGGGCGAGGTGCGCGTCACGTTCGACGACAGCATCATCACGGACACGAGCGCCGAGAAGCGCCAGGACATGGTCGAGGTGGGCGTCACCATGAACGCCTGGGAGTATCGGCAGAAGTGGTACGGCGAGGACGAGAAGACGGCCAAGGCGCGTGCCCGTGGGCTCGCGAGGGGCAAGGCTTCCAATGGTGAGGATACCTAGCGTTCGCTCCAGAGGAGGAAGTCGACCTTCTTCACGGGGGTGAGCCAGGCGTAGTCGGGAAGGAGCTCGTCGAATAGCCTGATGTTCCTCTCGGCGTCATACGTGGCAAGGTAAGTCTCGTACCAGGAGACAATCTTCCCGTACACCTCGACGGCGTTCTCGAGCTTGGCCTGCGCCGTCGTTCCCTTGAGCCTCAGGCCGAGCCTTGCGAGCACCAGGCTGTCCCATATCGGCCTGTCGGGGTGGAGCGTGGCGATCATCTTGCTGGTGAAGGACGCCTCCACATTGCCCGTGAGCTCGTGCATCTCGCGCAGCACGTCCCCGAACGCCATGGAGGGGGTGGCCTTCTCCCTCTCCATGATCGCGTAGTAGCTCGACTGCCACTCCGCGTTCCTGCGCACGCGGTAGAAGCGGTTGTAGAACCGCTGGAAGTCGGCGTCGGAGCTGACGTCGGTCTCGCGCACGGTGCGCTGTATGCGGGCGTAGCCCTCGAGCCCCCACGCCCGCACGAGGGATGACTGGATGGCCGCACGGCCGTCTATGGTGGTGGGCATGGCCATGGGGCTCGCCTCGCTTTCGGTGGACGATTGCAGGAGCAATTGTAACGGCTGGGGCGGCGTCTTCCGTCGGGGGAGGCGGTCTTCAGGTGCGGCGGCGTCCGGGGTGGCATGTGGCATCGGGTGGGCTGCCAGGAGCCCGCAGGCGCTCTCTGTGGAGCTGGCGAGTTCGGGGGTCGCAAGAGGGGCTGTCGCGGCTCTGGGACGGCTTCTGGCGGGCGCTGCTGGGCGTCGGCTGCTGGTGGAGCGGCTGGGAGGCGGATGCCGGTGGCGTGTGGTGGCTGCTGAGTTGCCGCCGCAGTGAGCCTTTGCCGCCCGCGCTGGCTGATGGACTGGACGGGCGCGGACGAGCGCGTGACGGCAGCAGACCGGACGACCGCGCGTAGGGTGTGCGCCGCTGGCCGGGCGTGACGCACGCTGACCACGCGCCCCCGTTGACCTTGCATTAGGCCGGACGGCGGCGTAGGGCGGGCTGAGCACGCGGCCGGAAGCAGACCGCGAAGCGGGCTGCTGTAGGCGCGTATGCGAAGACCGACCGGAGCCGACGGCTGGCCGTACGGGAGACTCCCATGGGCGCGTGGGCTGCGTGCGGCACGAACGGCCCGAGCGCACACCCGGAGCGCGGGCGGCCGGGCTGCGGACAACCCGAGGTTGGTAGCGCACGGCCAGGCCAGCAGCCAGAGATGGCGGCAAAACAAATTCGAGTAAGCATGAGTCGCAGGTTGAGACATTTGGCAAGTGGCCTGTCGTGGACAGGGTCAAACCGACAGATGGCCCAAGCCATACCTCGCCGGACACTCTTTACTGGTAAAATAGATTGGCTTAAGGCATGAAGAGTGCCGCTGCGATTATGAAAGGGTGAGTTGTGACGGCTAAGCAAGTTGATAAGTACAGCATCCTGTCGTTCTTTTCAGGGGCGGGTTTTCTTGACCTTGGTTTCGAGCACTCTGCCTTCACTATCAGCTTCGTTAATGAATGGCACAAACCCTTTATGCGCGTATACCAGTACTCACGAGAGAAAATGGGCATGAAAGCGCCCGAGTACGGATACTCATGCGACGACGTTAATAGCTACCTGGACGATGGTGGCCATATCCGAGAAATGGTCGAAGAGCTTAGGTCAAAAGGTAGGCTCGTTGGTTTCATCGGAGGTCCTCCCTGCCCTGACTTCTCAGTCGGAGGTAAGAACCGAGGACGCAATGGCGATAACGGCAAGCTGTCGCAGACCTACGTTTCCCTCATCATTGAGAACAAGCCGGATTTCTTTCTCTTTGAGAACGTAAAGGGGCTGTGGAGAACTGCACGGCACAGAGAGTTCTACGAAGAGCTTAAGCGGTCATTACAGCTCGCAGGATACGCCACTACCGAACGACTGACCAACTCACTGGAGTTCGGCGCTCCTCAAGACCGCGATCGAATCCTTCTGTTTGGAGTAAGAAAGCAGCTGCTTCCAGCAGGTGCATTTGATGGCGATAGCTTGCGAGACTTTCCATGGGAACGTTACATGAGAGAGGATCTTGAATCAATCAAGAGCCTGCCATGGCCAGACAGAGACCCATTCAATGAGGGCTCCGTAACAGAAGTGCCTGATGAAGTATCTGAGCACAAGTGTCTCACCGTACAATACTGGTTCGATAAGAACGATGTCGAACACCATCCCAATGCGGATAGGTATTTCACCCCCAGACAAGGTCTCGCTCGCATGCAAACGGTTGACGAGGGTGATGTGAGCAAGAAGTCTTACAAGCGATTGCATCGATGGCGTTACTCTCCGACCGTCGCATACGGCAACAACGAGGTGCATCTGCATCCCTACCGTGAGCGTAGGCTCAGCGTTTCCGAGGCTCTTGCGTTGCAGTCCCTTCCAGCAGAATACGAGCTTCCAAACGACATGACGCTAACGGATTCGTTCAAGACTATTGGAAACGGCGTACCATACCTCCTCGCAAAGGGTATCGCTGCAACAATTCATGACTACCTCAGCGATACGATCAATGTGAATGCCATTGAGACATCGAGCGGGCACGACGAATAGGGTGGCTTATTATGGACTTCAATACCTTGATAGACGACATCGAGGGTCTTGTAGGAAAAGAGCTTCAGAGCATACAAAGAGGCAGCGAAATCGTTGTCGACAACGTTGATCGTGATGCGGAATCGATCGTTCTGCATACTGTCAGCGGAAGACCGGGAAGGCGATCTTTCTCTGAGATTACGCGTCTTTGGAATGCCTTGAGAAAGCAAACGGCAGTGCATGTCGACAGCGCACTGGGTGGTTCGGGATCTAGCCGCAACCAACCAGAGACTATTCTCGCCAATCTCCCCTATGTGGAATGGCTTAAGCTAGATGGCAAGAAGCACATTGTCTATGTTGGCAATAACACCCATGAACTAGGGACGCTCAAGGAGATGAGCGAGCAAGAGTACATGGCTACGCAGCATAGCATTGAGATGCAGCGGATAGCCGATTTAGTAAACTTGCCCCGCAATCTTATCTTCTTCGGTGCGCCTGGTACGGGCAAGTCCTACCAGCTTAACAAGATAGGTGTCAGAGCGAAGGATAACCCTGACGGAATTTTCCCCAAAGAACAAGTCAGGCGCGTAACCTTCTATCCCGATTACACGTACTCGCAGTTCGTAGGCAGCTATAGGCCCTTCACAGAGGGTGACAAGATTGGCTACCGCTACATTCCTGGCCCCTTCCTCGAGACCTATATCGATGCCACGCTACACCCTTACAAGAACTACCTGCTCATTATTGAAGAGCTAAACCGTGCCAATCCTGCCGCTGTATTCGGCGACGTTTTCCAGCTGCTTGACAGGGACGCTTTCGGTGCAAGCGAGTACTACGTCTCCGTGCCTATGGAGATGTCTGCATGCATCAAAGCATCACTCGACAAGCTGGACGAGAGCGAGCAGAGCGACATCGAAAGCTTTTTCGACCCGGATATGGACTTCAAAGAATTTTGCGACTCGACGCTCGAATACCTCACGTTGCCGCCCAACATGTATATCTGGGCGACTATGAATAGTGCCGACCAGGGTGTCTTCCCTATGGATACAGCATTTAAGCGTCGTTGGGATTTTCGCTACATAGGTATCGACGAGGGCGAGGGCGCCACTCCTACTGCGCTTGGCGGCAAAAGACTAGATGAACACACTGTCGGAGTAGGCGGTGCTCGCATCGTCTGGAATGAGCTTCGCAAAGCCATCAACATGCTGCTGCTCGACGTTGGCGTCAACGAGGACAAACTGCTCGGCCCCTTCTTTCTTTCGCCAGAAGCACTGAACGACGAGCCGTATGGTGACGATGGCAAGAGCCGTTTTGTGGGCGCTTTTGAAGACAAGGTTTTGCTCTACCTGTATGAAGACGCTGGAAAGATGAAGCGCAGGAGCATCTTCCGAGATGGAAATGCGACCTTCGCCGGCATCTGTGACGAGTTCGAGGATCGTGGCATTGAAGTGTTCTTGCAAAGCACAGAACTGCATCGAGATATCTTCGCAGACGTCTATGCAACATCGGATACTGTTGCCACGTCCGTGCCAACCGAAGAAGGTTAGCAAATGCGCGCGGTCTACTTCCGCGAGCTGCGCCCCTACTCGGAAGACGAGATCAGAGCCGAGCTCGCCGTCGGCATCAATGAGACCCGCGCGGTTATCGACGCGCTCATGGACTGCGGCATCGTCAGATACCGCACGGGTGACGAGCGCGACGAGGAGGAGCTGCTCGAAGCAGACGGAGCGAGCGCGGCGCAACGCTATCAGTTCCGTTTCGTAGGCATCGTGATTGCGCGAAGTCACGCCATCGTCTGCTACCCAAAGTACCTTAGAAGCGCCACCCGACCCGAAAGCGAGATGAAGCAAGTCCTCGACGTCATTCGCAAGCTTGGCCAGGAAGGCAAGTTGCTCGACCCGCAGGAGGGCGGGACGCACAGCGACCAGCTCGCCTTGATGATTAGGCTGCTCTGGCTCTACGACGAGTACGGCATCTACTCAAACTTCGAGGAAACCCGCGTGCTGAACGGCCCGGGTGTCATTGACTGGCAGCGGACCATCGACATGGAGACTCCCGTCATATCGGATGGTGCGCCCATCTACCTAGACCTATGGACACGCAAGACCCGACGTGACGAGTACGACCTCATCATGCGGTTGCATATGGCCATCCTCAGCGAGTGCTCGCGGTTCTTGGAGGGGTCCGGCCTTTCGTCTCTGCTCTCCATCGGCACGGTGGAACTGACTGACGAGAACCCTGCCGATATTGGGGAGGCCGAGTACCTCCAGTGGCTCATCGACCGCGAGCGCGCGAGCCAGTATGTAACGTGGAAGCAGGATGTCCTCGACCTGATGCGATACTACCTGGCAGAACATGGTGCTGATGCAGATCGAGGCCAGGTCATGCGACTGGGTACGACGAGCTACTATCATGCATGGGAGGCTGCTTGCAAGACTGCCTTTGGGGATTTGCTCGATTACAGACTGCTGGAGCTGCCGCTTAAACTTTCAGATGCTTGGCTCGAGGACAAGAGCAAGACGCTGCTGCAGATAATCCCGAGGCCCCTATGGAAGCGGGCGCAGGGCATGGACGATGCGGGTGACGTCGATACCCTCATACCAGACACTGTCACATTTACCGAGGTGCGCGGGCGGCGTCTTTTCTGCATCTACGACGCAAAGTACTACTCACCGAGCAGGCAAGGCAGGATATACGGCCAGCCTGGCGTGGAATCGATAACCAAGCAATTTCTTTACCAGTCGGCCTATCAGCGTTTTGTCGAAGAACACGACTTCGACGGCGTTGTAAACACGTTCCTCGTGCCATCCGAGGAAGATAATCCTGCACTGGTGGCGAGCGTGTCGTTCCCGGGCGTGATGTCGGCAGCCACGGGAGCGAGCGAGAAGTTTAGCGACCATATCGATATGTGGGCGCTGCCCGCGCATGAGGTGTTCGATTGCTACCTACGAGGGCGGGAGCTTGATTCCGCTATCTATGAATCGTTGCTTGGATGATTCGATGTTAGGCTGCCTGTGGGCCCCTCTACGATTGTCCATGTCCACGAGCCGTTACCAATGGGATAGAGATGCATGCCATCGATGTCGATACCGGCGAATGATTCCGGAGCATCGGGGTCGTAGGTGGTGGTAAATGTGTCGGTTGTCTCGTCGAACACGAGGCTGTCATCGAAATCGTGAAGCCACGCGGCCATGCGCTCGACCTCGGGCTTTTCGAAGTAGGGGCATGCCCAGCCGTTCCAGGTATCCTCTGGGTCGATGTAGGCGCGGTGGACGCACTCAGGGCGAGATTCTAGGTCGGATATGGCTACGTTAGTCCACTGCATACGATACTCCAACACGGTTCACAGGTAGCTCTGACTTTGTGACGCAAACCTACTATACCAGCGAAAACGATGGAAGCAGAAACGAGGCTGGCATGGGCGATTACGGTACGGTTTGTAGCCTGAATCGTGCTGCCGTTTGCCGTCAATGGAGAGTAGATGCGATTCGGCGGGTTGACGTTCACAATTTCTACATTAGCTGGTATGCTAAATTGCTACGGTGTTCGGTGCGCCAGCAGGCTCCCAAGCGCCGTGACGATGCCGGAATGCGAAATGGGATGGGAGCCGATATTAACACGAAGGCTAACATATCAGCGACCAATGACGGCCCCTCCATCGGGGCTGTCGACCTTTTCTGTGGCATCGGAGGGCTTACGTATGGCCTGCGCACCAGCGGTATTGATGTTGTTGCGGGCTACGACCTCGACAGCTCCTGCGAGTATGCCTATGAGGCAAACAACGGCGAGGGAACCTTCATCTGCAAGAACGTGAGCGAAGTCACGGGAGACGAGATCAACGAGCGCCTTAAGGACTTCGACATCAAGGTCTTGGTCGGATGTGCGCCCTGCCAGCCGTTCTCGACGCATCGCAAGGACAAGAAGCACCGCGAGCGCCACAAGGACTGGGGGCTCCTCGCTCAGTTCGGAAGGCTGGCCGAGGAGGTTATGCCAGACTACATCTCCATGGAGAACGTGCCCGAGCTCGTGAAGGAGAGTATTTTCACGGACTTCGTCGCAACGCTGAAGCGGCTCGGCTACTCAGTTACCTACAACGTTGTGAAAGCTGAGGAGTATGGCGTTCCGCAACGCCGACGCCGTCTGCTGCTGCTCGCGTCGAAAGAAGGTGCGATTAGCCTTATCGGGCCGACTAACGACGAGGAGGACGCTGTTACGGTTAGGCAGGCTATTGGCGAGCTGCCTCCCGTTAAGGCTGGTGGAGTCTGCCAAGGTGATCCGCTGCAGACAGCGTCTATCCTGACCGACATCAACCTTAAGCGAATTCGGGCCTCTAAGCCTAACGGCACGTGGCGCGACTGGCCTGAGGAACTGAGGCTTGATTGCCACAAGAAGGACAGCGGCAAGACCTACCCTTCCGTTTACGGGCGCATGGCGTGGGATGAGACAGCCCCGACCATCACCACTCAGTTCTACTGCTATGGTACGGGGCGCTTCGGGCATCCTCAGCAGGACCGTGCACTCACGCTTCGCGAGGGTGCGATTCTCCAGAGCTTCCCCGCTGACTATAAGTTCATTCAGGACGGCGAGAAGATTAGCCGAAAGGCAGTCGCCCGCCATATTGGCAATGCCGTACCCCCCAAGCTGGGCGAGGCTGTGGGCAGGAGTATCATAGCCGCCTGCGCTCAATAGACTTCGTTGAAAGGATGTTTGATTATGACGGTCAACGAAGAAGGCATCATCAACTTCCATGTAGCGAATCGTGCCGCAACGCATCTTGGACGTAAGCTGTACTCGACCACGCCTCCTGCGTTGGCGGAACTGATTGCGAACTCGTACGACGCCTATGCCACAGAGGTTCGCGTGACCATCGATAAGGATATCGACCACATCATTGTTGCTGACAATGGTACGGGTATGAGTCTTGACGGGTTGAACGAGAAGTATGCCCTTGTTGGCAAAGAGAAGGTAGCCGAAGCTGCGCCAGAGGGGTTTACCCGCCGTTCGCCCATGGGCCAGAAGGGAATCGGAAAGCTCGCAAGCTTCAGTCTTGGCGACGAGTACGAGGTCTACACGAAGACCGCAACCGGTACTCAGTGGCGCCACTTCGCCGTCAAGTATGCGGACTTCATCAGGGATGACTCCGAATACCCGGTCGAGTCCGAGCTATGCAAGTTGCCTTATGAGCTTGAGCAATTCAGCAGCTACGACCATGGTTTCATCACCATTATCCGCGGGCTTCGCCGTGGTGTGAACTCTCAGACATTCGATTCACTGAAGACCCAGCTCTCTCGGCGCTTCTACATCAAGTCTGGAACCGGTAACTTTGCTCTTTACATCAATGATCAGCCTATAGACCTCTCACTGAACGCTTATTACGGAAGCATGGACTATGCGACGTATATCGGTTTCACTGGTGAGGAGATTCGAGAGCTGCTCAATGTCGACGATGACACGATAGAGCTCGAGCAGTATGACCCAAAGACCATCAAAGACGAGGCGGTTAGGGAAAGCCTCGAATCATTGATTGGCGAGAAGGGGTTAAAAGGCTGGGTTGGAACAGTTGAGCAGCCAAAGCAGCTCAAGGAACACGGCAACAATGCAAATGTCGTGGTCTATATCAATGGCAAGATTGCTGATGAGGATGTACTGAAGAACCATGCCAACTCGATGATTGCCAACCAGTACGTGGTCGGTGAGTTCTTCGCCGACTATCTCAGCGCCGACGCAGAAGATCCCATCACTAGCAGCAGACAAGGGCTTGACAATGCTGATAGCGAGGTTCGTGAGCTGATTAGCGTAATCAAGAGCATCCGGAGCACGGTAATCAACACTTGGGACAATCGACGCGAGAATGGCGCAGTCAAGCGTCTGCCCGCATGGGCAACAGATGACAAAGGCTATCAGGATTGGTTGGCTGGACTTGGCAAAAGTCAGAGGCGCCTGCACAACCGTCTCGTCAAGACGCTCACGGTGAAGATGGATGAGAGTGAGCAGGACGAAAGTGAAATGAGAGCCCTGCTCAACAGTTTCATCGATGTTGTGGAGAACAACGCGATTTACCAGCTTGCCGATGAGCTATCTTCCGAAACGGATTGCACACAAGATGAACTGCTTGTTGCAATGGCGCGACTCCTCAATCGTATTGCTGCTAGTGAAAGCATCAAACAAGCAGGGATCGTGAGCGAGCGACTCAGGGCCATCAAGACTCTGCAGAGCTTGATGGATGATGATAGCTCTGTCGAGAAGATGTTCGAAGAGCATCTCGCTCAAAATCCGTGGCTCATTAATCCATACTGGAACCAGACGCCAAAAACAAGTGAAGAAGTTCAAGTAGTAACGCAGGAATTCAATCGGCTCTACACCGATGTAAAGGATGACGAATATAGGCGAACCTTCATCGACATTTGCATATATGTCGCTGAAGAGACCTACCCGATTATTGTTGAGCTGAAGCGAAACGCTGACACTTCCTATTCTCATGTCAACTATTCAAGGATATATGAGCAGATTAATGCCTATCGACAGGCTATTCTTCAGAAACTAGGGCTCGCTGATGGTGCTGTAAAGGAAGACGCAATACCTGCATACTTCATCGGTTCGGAGAAAATGGGGGCTGTTGGACACGGTTTTTCTATTGAGCTTAGTGAAAGCGAACTGGGGCTTTTGAAACAATCGAACATCACCGTGTTGACGTATCAAGACCTTATCCTTCATGCGGAGAGAGCTTATCACCAACACATCGAGGTAATCGAACAGCGTGGGGATATTCCTTATTTCGAGATGTAGAGTCCTTTGCTAAACCACTTTGTGACGGCCTTCTAACCTGTTCGCAGTGTTAGAGGGCCGATTTGTTTGTGTCGGTCATGACCGAAAGGTGGCTGACATGGCCGATGATAACCATGGCGACAAGACGCAGGAAAAGCCGCAAACCGCGCAAGACGACAGGCGCGAGCAAACGCAGAAGAACCAGCCGCAGGTGAGCGGTACCGATTGGGAGCAGGCCGTCGCCGAACGCGACGAGAAGATCACGGCGCTAGAGGCGCAGGTGGCAGAGGCCGCCAAGAACGCCGAGACGGCCGAGCGGCTGCGCGGCGAGATCGCGGAGCTCAAGGCCCAGGGCGAGTCCGACCGAATCGACTTCAAGCTGCAGCTCGCGGGCGTGCGCAACGTGAAGGCCGCTCGTGCGGTCCTTGATGACCACGGCGGCGACGTCGACGCGCTCAAGGAGGCCGAGCCGTGGCTGTTCGCAGACACTCCCGCAAAGCAACAGGGTGGCAAGACCGGCCTTCCCAACGCGGGGGTCGCATCCGATGAGGGCAAGACGATGAAGCGGTGGCGCGAGATCGCGGGCATCGCGGACGAGGAGTAGCAGATGGCCAACAGCATCGCATCCACCAAGAACTACACGACCATCCTCGATGAGGTGTACCAGCGCGCGTCGGTCTCCGCGTGCCTGAACAGCCCTCGCCGCATGGTGCGCGCCGGCCGCAACGCCAAGGAGATCATGGTTCCGAAGATCCAGGTCTCGGGCCTCGGTGACTACACCCGCAACGTGGGCTACAAGACCGGCAGCATCACCTACGAGTTCGAGACGAAGACGTTCAACTACGACCGTGGCATCCGCCTTCTGGCCGATGTCATGGACGTGGAGGAGGCTGGCGTGCTCGACTGCTTCGTCGAGGCCGGTTCCGAGCTCCAGCGCACGCAGGTGGCGCCCGAGGCCGACGCCTTCGCCTTTGCCGAGATCGCGGGACACGAGGGCGTTTCTGCCGCTACGACAGACTACTCCGACGCCGAGGCGGAGGACGTGCTTGCCGACCTGCGCGCCGCGACGAACGCGATGGACGAGGCGCAGGTGACCACGGGCTCGCGCTACCTCTTCATCACGCCGACGCTCAGGGGCGTGCTGGATGACTTCAGCTTGGCGAACCCGACGCGCTCGAACCGCGTGCTTGAGCGATTCTCCCGCATCGTCGAGGTACCGCAGGTGCGCTTCTACTCGCACATCGACCTGCTCTCCGGTGACGAGGACCAGTTTGGCTATGCGCCTGCCGAGGGCGTCTACGAGCTCACATCCGACACCGAGGTCGTGAGCGGAAAGACCTACTACACCGAGAGCTCTGGCACCTACACAAAGGTGGCGAGCCCGCAGAAGAGCGGCCTTTCCACGTACTACGAGCTTGTGGGAGCGGGCGCGCCAATCAACTTCCTGGTGGTGGAGAAGAGCGCCGTGATCAAGTTCGACAAGCACGTTGCGAGCCGCGTGTTCAGCCCGGACGAGCTGGAGAGCCTTGACTCCTACATGATGAAGTACCGCAAGTACGGCATCGTGGAGCTGCTCGACAACAAGCTCGACGGCGTGTACGCGTCCTTGGCCCCGCTTGCGTAAGGGGCCGTCGTGGGCTGCGCGGGTGCGACGTCGGTTGACTTTGGCTTCTATCGCGACACGTACGGCGGTGGGATGGGCGTGGAGGCGTTCACGGGCGCACTTCCCGCCGCCGAGCGTCACGTGCGATGGATCTGCGGCGGTCGCGTTCCCGCGTGCGAGGCGGACGAGCTTGCGTACCGGCGTGCGGTGTGCGCTGCTGCCGAGGCGTTCGCGGAGTTTGGTGAGGGTCAGGTGGGCGGATTCCAGCTCGGGTCCTTCTCGGTGACGCACTACGACAACCGGGGCACCACCGGCGAGGAGCAGGCGACCTACGCCTGTGAGAAGGAGCTCTCTGGTACGGGGCTCCTGTTCTGCGGGGCGCGCTGATGGCGTGGCTGCGACCGATACCCGCGAGGCTGCTCCCGGACTCGTGCCTAGTGCGCGAGCCGGCAGTCGATGGCGGCTTTGGCGAGCCGCGCGCCATCTCGCGCGTGAGGTTCGAGCGGGCGCAATCGGTGGTTGCCGAAGCGCACCGCAGCGCGGACGCAGGGGCGGGCACGCTCTTCGTGGATGCCGTCACGAGTGCGGGGGCTTTCGAGATTCCCGCGGGCTCGCGCGTCGAGGTGCATGGGAGGTCGTACGTGGCTGCTAAGGTTTCGCGCTTCGAGGGGTTCAACGGGCGCGTACACCACTGGGAGGTGGAGCTGCGATGAGGGCGGTCGTGGATGCCGTGGCGGGGATGCTGCGCGCGGCGGGAGTCGGTGACGTGTTCTGTATCGCGCCAAGCGCACTGTTGAGCGAACAGCCCGTCGTGGTTCGCTGGGCGGGCTTCTCGCGTGAGAGCCGCCAAGACGGCGAGGAACGCGGAGTCGCCTCGGTGGAGGTGTTTGCCGTCCGCGAAACGGATGCTGCCGCGTGCGATGTCGCGATTCTGTGCGAAGCGGCTGTGCGCTCGTCCGGTCGCGCCGAGTGGAACGTGGCGGGTTCCGGGGTGCGCATCCTGGGCATCGATACGGACGCGCCGGCTTTCAGGGAGCGCGACTCGAGCGGGCGCTTCGTGTGGGCATTCACGGTGAGGCTGACGGTTGCGAGGGAGATATGACCGATAGGAAGGGCACGAAGAGCGGGGCGGGTGGCAGTCAGGGCACTTGGAACGACGAGCGCGGTTCTCACACCGACGTTCGCCTGCGCCGTTCCGGTGACCGCTTCCGAGACGAGGAGCTCTCGGAGCGAGAGCAGCGCCGGGCGGTGTCCTATGGTCGCGCGAGAGGACGGCTCTGATGGCGCGCTCCATCAAGTTCGATGGGCACGACTTCTCGTCCTTCTCGACCGCCGAGGTGGTACTGCCCGCGGCACACGGCCTCTCCGTGGACGCCGCTGAGGTGCCAGGCCGTGCCGGTGCGGTCCTGCTCTCTGCACGTATCCCGCCCAAGACTCTGCGCGTGCGGCTCTTCCTCGACCTTGCCGTAGACGAGGACGCGGAGGGGCTCTCTGCGTTGCGCCACGAAGCGGCGGCGTGGCTCGCCTCGGATGCCGGATGCGACTTGGAGCTCCCCGGCGAACCGGGGCTCGTCTATCGCAACGCCGTGTGCACAGGCGCGGATGCCTGGGACGCCCTCTTCGAGGACGGTTCCTGCGAGCTGGCGTTCACGGCGTTCGATCCCGTTGCATGGGGGCAGGGGCAGGAGGTCGTGCCCGCTGGCGGCCGCGCAGGACTGTCGTTTGTCGTTGGCGGCACGTATAGGACGTTGCCGACGTTCGTGATGGAAGCGGCGGCTGGTGATGGAGTGACCGTCGAGGACGATGACACGGGTGCTCATGTCGAGGTGGAGCGAGCGTTCCTGGGCGGCGAGGAGGTCATCATCGACTGCGGTGCCGGGCGCGCATGGGTTGACGGCGAGGCTGCAGATTCCGACGTGACGCTCGACAGCGACTTCTTCTGGCTGGAACCGGGTCCGCACGAGCTGTCCTTCACGGGCTGCGCGGACTTCACAGCAAACTTCACAGAAAGATGGCTCTGATGGGCGGCACGGCTCCGACGCTTTTCTGGTTCGACCGCGCTGATGAGCGTATCGGGATTCTGCACCCGGCTGGCGCGGTGGAGCATCGCGAGGAGCTGGGAGGAGAGGACGTACTCTCGTTCCCCTGCCTGGAGACGCCTGAGAAATACGATCGCATCCTGTGGCGAGACCCCCAGGACGGGCGATGGCGCGAGCACGTGGTGGTGCGCACGGACGAGGCGCTGGGTGCCGCGTGCGAGGTATACGCGGAGTCGAGCCTGTGCGACCTTCTCGGTAGCTATGTCGAGGAGGAGCGGGTGTCAGGCTCGGGGCTCTACGGTGCGTTGGGCGTCGTGCTCGAGGGGACGCGTTGGCAGGCATCCACGCTTGGTTGGTTTGGCGATCACGGCTGCTACATCTACCACGTGAACCGGCTCGCGGCTCTCAGGCGCGTGTGCGAGGTGTGGGGGTGCGAGATTGAGCCCGCGATCGCGGTTTCGGGCGGCTGCGTGTCATCGCGCACCGTGCGAGCGGTGGCTGCTTTGGGCTCGTGGCGCGGCGCGCGGCTCGAGTACGGGCGGAACATGGCGGGATGCACGCGCACGGTTGCTGAGGACGAGGTCTTCACGGCGCTCTACGGCTATGGGGCCGGGTTGCCCGTGGTGGACGAGACGGGCGCCTTCACGGGCGGGTATCGGCGCAAGCTCACGTTCGGTGAGGTGAACGGTGGTGTCGACTGGGTCGGCGACGATGAAGCGAGGCTGCTGTGGGGCCTGCCAGACGGCTCGGGCGGCCGCGTGCACCGCTTTGGAGAGGTGACGTTCGCGGATGTTGAGGACCCCGAGGTTCTTCTCGCCCGCACGCAGGAGGCTCTTGTGGAGACGTGCGCTCCGCTGGTGAGCTACGAGGTGGACGCCGTGGCGCTTTCGGGTGCTGTCTTTGTTGGACTCGGGGACGAGGTCGCGGTGGTGGACTCGTCGCGCGATCCCGCATGGCGCCTCCGGGCGCGGGTGGTGCGGCGCGTGCGGCTCTTTGGCGATGCTGTGGAAGCACGCTACTCGGTAGGCGTTGCCCCGCGCACAGCATTTGCAGAGCGCAGCACCGTCGAAGCGCGTGTGGCGGCTGTTGAGGACGTGGCGGGTGCTGCGGGCGACACCGTTGCTGCCGTGGGAGCAAGCGTGGCCGCAATCGAGCAGGCGGCGGGCGTGGTCGCTGGTGGCGATGTGCCCGCGCTGGCAACCAAGGAGTATGTGGCGCAGCAGATCGCCGCCCTTGATGACCTGAGCGAGGTGGAGTTCTGATGGCCGATCTTGAAGGTTACGGCCTGCACGAGCTGGTGTGGGAGTCCTGCGACGACGTCTTCGCGGGGGCCTTGGTGGCGTCTCCCGCCGATGCGGAGGGGCGTGGTATCGCGCTCGCCGTGAGACGCGACGGAGAGGTGGTGGACCTTTCCGGCGCAAACGTGTATCTGCTTTGGCGCCACCGTGCGACACGCGAACGTGGATGCGAGCCGTTCGATGAGGTGGACGCAGAGGCCGGAACGTTCTCCGTGTTCTACCCGGCGGCTATGGTGTGCGCAGAGGGTTCGGTCGACTGTCAGGTGATGGTGTCGCTTCCCGGAGGGAGCGCAATCTCGACGCGGACGTTCGAAGTGCGTGTTGAGCAGGTGCTCGTGGGTGGCGCAGAGTCCGAGGACGGTTTCACACTCTTCCTTGAGGCGATACAGAAATACGAGAACGCGGATGCGCTTATTGCCGAGGCGGCGTCCAAGGCGCAGGAGGCTGTTGAGACTGCACAGGGCGCGGTGTCCACGGCGGGGCAGGCGGTCGAGGCGGCTGCCGGGGCCTCGGGTGCCGTTGCTGCCGCGAACGCCGCCGCGGCGGCTGCGACGCAGGCAAAGGAGGAACTGCTGGCGGCCGCCGAGCGAGGGGACTTCGACGGCGCTGACGGCAAGCCGGGTCCTGCGGGCGTCGACGGGAAGGACGGGGCGCCGGGCGCTGACGGCAAAGACGGCGTCGATGGTGCTCCCGGTGCCGACGGGAAGGACGGAGCGGACGGCGTGAGCCCGTCGGCCTCCGTGGCGCAGACGGCAGAGGGCGCGGTGGTGACGGTCACGGACGCCAGCGGGACCACCACCGCAACGCTCCTTCACGGAGCTAAGGGAGACAAGGGCGACGACGGCGAGCGCGGAGAGAAGGGCGACGCATTCACGTACGCCGACTTCACCGCCGAGCAGTTGGCGGCGCTCAAGGGGCCGAAGGGCGATCCCGGCGAGGACGGGATGGATGGTCAGGATGGAGCGCCGGGCTCCGACGGCGCTGACGGCGTGAGCGTCACGCACTCGTGGGCGGGCTCCGTGCTCACGGTGACGAGCGCGAGCGGCACGAGCTCCGCCGACCTCAAGGGCGAGAAGGGCGACAAGGGCGACAAGGGCGACAAGGGCGACAAGGGCGACCCGTTCACCTACGCGGACTTCTCCTCCGAGCAGCTCGAAGCGCTGCGCGGCCCCCAGGGCGTTCAGGGGCTGCCCGGCGCCGACGGCGAGGACGGCGTCGACGGGCAGGACGGCGCTGACGCCGAGATCACGGGCGCGACTGCGACGGTGGACGCCTCCACGGGCACGCCGTCGGTGACCGTGACGCTCGGCGGCACGCCGGGGGCGCGCACGTTCGCGTTCGCCTTCTCCGGCCTCAAGGGAGAGACCGGCGAGCAGGGGCCGCAGGGAGCGCCCGGACAGGACGGCGAGGACGGGGCGCCGGGCGCGACGCCCGACCTCTCGGCCTACGCGACGAAGCAGTACGTCGACCAGGCGATCGCCGCCCTGGACGACCTGAGCGAGGTGGAGTTCTGATGGCCGTGGGGACGATCCAGAGGTCGGTGCTCACCGACATCGCGAACGCCATCCGCGTGCAGAACGGAGGCACCGATACCTACCTGCCCTCGGAGATGGCGGCGGCGGTGTTCGCGCTCGACGGCACCAAGGCGGGGACGCCGCTCCAGGCGCTCGCCGGTACGGGAACGGGCGTGATCTCGGACTCCGTGTTCGACGGCATCGCCGACGCAATCCGCGCGCAGAACGGGCTCACCGAGACCTACAAGCCCTCCGAGATGGCGCCGGCAATACTCGCGCTCTCCTGGGACGTGGGCGTGAAGATGCGCGCGATCCTGCTCGCGGACGGTACGCTCGAGTTCAACTACCGCGACGGCCGCTCCTCCGACGTGCCCGGGGCGGTGATCCTGGACGCCTGGGAGGTGGACCCGGAGGGCTACTCCTCGGCGGGTGCCCGCCCCTGGGACGACGTCAAGCTCTCCGTGACGCGCGCCGTGTTCGACGGCGACTTCTCCGAGGGCGGGCTCGCCAACGCGAGCTACCTCTTCCACGGGTTCGAGAACCTCGTTGAGGTGGAGGGCTTCGAGGAGCTCTCCGGCGCGACCAGCATGAACCAGATGTTCGTGAGCTGCCCCTCGCTCGAGACGATCTGGGCGGACGGGTTCACCTCGTCCGCCACGAGCGGGTCGCTCATGTTCAGCGGGTGCAGCAGGCTCGTGGGCGGGCAAGGCTACGTGCCGGGGCAGATGGACAACCACGCGGAGCTCAACTACGGGGTGGACGGCGTGCTGACCGACCCCGCGAGCGACCAGCGCGAGTGGTTCCGCTGCTTCCTCTACGCGGACGGCGGGCTCGTGCTGACGGCCGCGGCCGAGCCCGAGGCGGGGCGGGAGCTCGTCTCGTCGGGGCGCCTGTGCGCGAACGCCCGGTACAACTCGGTGGGCTACCAGCCGTGGTACGACCACCGGCACGACGTGGAGGCGGTGGAGATCGCCGCCGACATGGCGACCTACGACCACGTGAACACGAACTACTGGTTCTACGGGCACCAGTCGATCACCGACGTGACGGGGGTGGGGAACCTCTGCGGCGTGCGCGAGATGCAGCACACCTTCAACAGCTGCGAGGGGCTCACCGAGATCGACCTCTCCGGGCTCGACCCGTCCTCCCTCGAGGACCTCGCCTACACCTTCGGCGGGTGCGGCTCTCTCGTGACGATCTGGGCGGACGCCGACTGGGCGCTGCCGTCCTCCGGCGTCTCCGGCTTCCAGACGTTCTACCAGTGCGCCTCGCTCGTGGGCGGCGCGGGCACGACCTACGCGAGCTCGCGCGCCGGCTACCAGTACATGAGGATCGACGGCGTCGGGGGCGCAGGGTACCTTACGGCGAAGGGCTAGCTCATTGTACCCTGCAGGTTCTTCTTGAGCGATTCTACGGCCTTTTTCGCAGCGTGCTGGCGAATGAGGCCTTCTTTCGAGTATGCCCCCAACGATACTTCGTTGCCTTCGACTTTCGCAAGGAGGAGAACGGATGCCATCCCGCCGGCTCCTCCTTTGAGCATTGCAAGCGCGATTCCCTGCTCCTCGTCATCAAGCAGAACGGTGCCCGCATCAATCAGGGCATCCCGTACCGTCTTATATTGGTTGCAGCCGTCGACCCTTGCCTCGGAGAAAAACGATCCCTTCGAGAATGCCTTCTCTTGTACTCGGTAATCCAGCTCGCCCAGCGCTGCGGCGTAGTCATCAGCAGCTTTCTTTAGCAATCCGCTCAGGTCTTCCATTCTCCTCCTCTGCCGACTCCTCCAGAACCATGACAAGCCCGTCCGCAATCTGCCCGTCGATGTCACCCTCTATCAGGGCCCTCCTGGAGACGATCTCGTTGATGTCATCTGCCATGAGTTCCGCGATAAAAGCAGCCCTGTTGGAGGATGCGTACATGTCTTTGAGGGTGCTACCGTCTAGGCGGCGGTTGATTGATTCCACGAGCTCTGATACCTCACGCTCGGCCATGAGGTAATCGCTCGCAACCCGTCCGACCTGCTCCTCGACGATAGCGCACATCTGTTCCGCATCGTCCTTGATTAACAGGCCTGTGAGCGCATTCACAGCGACTCCAGCCGCGGTACCGCCGCCCAGGGAGCCTATCAACCCGCCGACAACCGTTCCGACTCCTGGGAACACCATGGAACCGAGGGCAGCGCCTCCGACCCACCCGGCAGTCCCACCTGCAACGGAGGAAAGCGTCCCGGCGAGGTTCTTCGCAAGCTGGCCCGGCGATATCCTCCCGCGGACAATGTCGGCGATATCGAACGACGAGAGCACGATGACGGTGAGGCCCGCGACGACCGCGTTTCCACGCAGCAGCTTCGCAGCGCTTTTCATCGCGGCAGCTCCGTAAATGTTCGAGCCGGTCCTGAACGCGTTGACGATGACGGCGCATGCCTTCGGACCGAGAGCTGTGGCTATCGCCTCCGTGCTGGAGACCATAGCGCTGTTGAGGCCGGCCTTCAGCAGCTGGCTGGAAACGACAGAGACGATGAAGGACGTCCCGCCGACCTTGAGACCGCAGAGCGCCGCCTTCTTCGCTGCGACTTCTGGTTTGTCGCCGTTCCATATGCAGGTCCCGAAGGCAATGACGGCGCTGACTCCGAACGCGGAGGCGGCGGTGACCGCTCCGTTGGTTGCGTCGAACTTCAGCGAGTCGATGTTGCCGGCTTTTGCAATGTTCCTTGCTTGCTGGTAGGTGTAGTTTCCTCTTCTCACTAGCGATTCAGCCTGCGAAGGGTCGGTCACGCCATCCACTTGGCCGTTTGCGATCTTCTCGCGCATCGCCCTGAGCGCCTGATCGTAGATGGCATCGTCCTTTGGCACCTCGATGACCATCGGTTCGCCCTGCTTGCCGACGTACCTGAAGGCACCCTTGCCCCCATCCCCGAAGCACGCGTTTATCGCTTCTCGTCCGTTGGCGTAATACTTGGACTGAATCCACTGGCCGTTGACGATTCGGTCGGGACCGTTTTTGGCGAAGTCATCGCCGAGAACACGTGCATCTTTGCCTCGCATCCTGTCATGCAGGTCGTTCGCTTGTTCGGCGGCGAAGCCGTGCCCCTGCCGTGCGTGGAACTTCTCTTGATCGAAGAGTTGGTTGACCGTTCGATGCGCTCCAACGCCTCTGCCGGCAGCTTCAGCCCCTGGCTTCTTGCCTTTGCGAGGAACCTCGATTTGCGCCGACGTGGTCTTTTCGCTCACAAAGAGTTCCTTTCCTCGAGATTCCTGATTGAGGCCTTATTGGTAATTCTAGTCTGATTCCCTTGTCCACTTATTTCGCATTGCTTTGTTTCCTGATGAAGAGATGGCCTCGAGTAGAGTTGTTGTTTTTTGCTTCTATATGTACTTCGACTACCCACATTCTATCTGTGCGCGTTGCGGTTGTGCTCACCTTTGCAGGTGTGGAGGCCAAGGCCAAAGTGCTCGTCGACGGGTTGAAAGTGTGATTTCCTTCCGCATGAACCGTTCGAGGACGGTACTCGGCATTCGCATGCGGCTCTCTGTGCGGGATGCTAGCGCAAAAGCCGACGGTAACGAACGCTTTATGGCAACAGGCCAGTTTCTGTGAATCCATCTGTGAACAGGCCGAGGAACGCCTGTGACGCCCACTTAGGGTTTGCCTGTACTACTTCAACCCGTACGAACAAGGTGATACAAGTGGACAACAAACCCGATGGACAGGACGCATCAACCACTGATAATCCCGAGCTCGCGCACAAGCGCGATGTGTTCCATGCGTGGATGCTCGGGGGGTTGGATTTCTCGCGCCCGTGGGATATGCCCATGCTCACGCCCGTCGAGGCGCATCCCACGGCGCTCGTGCCCTTTTCGGTTGCTATGCACGAGAGATGGTGCGACTTCGACTGCTTCGTGCACTTCTACGAGGATGATTTCCGCTTCGAGCGCGTGTGGAACGACCCGCACAAGTACCTCCCCAAGCTCTCGAAGTTCGAGGGCGTGATCATGCCGGACTTCTCTACGTGCATCGATTTCCCGCGTCCGCTCAAGATGTGGAACTGCTATCGCAACCAGACGCTCGGGGCATGGTGGCAGGAACAGGGACTGACGGTCATCCCGAATGCGCGGCACCAGCCGGAATGCGACTGGCTCGTAGAGGGCCTGCCGCGCGAGAGCGTCATCGCCATCTGCGGGCGCGCACTCGTTAAGGATGTGGCAGAGCGCCGCCGCTTTGTGCGCGACGTGAGGACCACCGTGGACGAGCTGCGTCCGACGGCGATCGTCTACTACGGCAGCGACCTCTATGGCGTGATGGACTACCCCCGCTCGCTCAGCATCCCCGTGTGGGTGTATCCGGGCTGTGGGCGCGGCGCGCTGGACGGAGGCAAGTGTGGGCAGCGGTAGCAGTGGGTACGGCATTGGGCGCGGGCGTGGAGGAACGTCGGGCAGCCGGGATGACGGGTTCAGGACCGTTCACGGTTTCACAACCCGACTGCACGAGGGAAACCAGGGCAAGCACATCCCTGGACACAACAACTACGACCCCAAGGCCGGAAGAAGCATCTTCAAGGGAAGCCTTGCCGACGCCCAACAGCTCATCGGTGAGTTCGGCGGAGCTGGAACATGGGTGGGTAATAATAAAGAGCGAGTCGATTTCGGCAGGGTGATCGGCACCTGGATCGGCGGCCGCGGCAAGGAGCGGTCTCCCACGACCATGGGTTTCATTCACTATGGGAAGAACGGTGCTCACATTGTTCCCGCACGACCGAAAAGGGGATGACTGACATGGTCGGACAGAACAGGCTCGAGGAGCGTGTCAAAGACATTGAGGGATATCTATGCGACCACGACTGGGGAAGCACATACGAGATAACGTTCCCCGAGGGAGACGTCTATCGGTGCGTGTGGGAGAACAGTGAGTACGTCGACAACGATGAGGAGCTGGATTCCCCCGAGTACGAGGAATGGTACGAGCTCGACTTCAGGGTGCTCGAGGTGGTCAAGGAGGGTCCCAACAAAGACCCTCGTTACGACTACGTCATGGTCTCGCGCAAGCGAATGCCCTCGCTGGTGACGTGCGGGGGCGAGGTTGTTTTTCGGGCGGAGTGAGGGACGCACTCCATCGACTGAGGTGCTTGTGCCGCGTGCTCAGTGCACGGCTTTTCAACGCTTTCCGAGCGCCGGAGGGCCCCGACTATAGCCCGCAGGCGTGCGAGAAGGGTTGAAAAGCCCCAAGCCCGTTGCTTGCTGATATCCTCAGTGGCGTATTTCTGCGCTCATCATTGCAGGGCTCCGCGACCTTGTTTGATCGCGGAGCCCGCTCTGATATCCCTCCCGGATTAGATCGTGGGGAACTCTCTGTGTACCGGGCCATCCATGAGCATCCAGTACCACCAGCTGCGGTCCTTGTAACCGCTGCTTCCCAGCATGTCGAGCAGTTCGGTCTGCTCAGCTTCTCCGAGCGTTGCGAAGTGCTCCCGCATGCTGTCTTCCAGGGCAACCTTGCTCCTGATCATGTCATCGAGAATTTCCCTCAGCTCCTCTATCGTGAAGCTTTCCGGTGAGATCTCAACGAGCTCTGCGCGAAAATGGGAGTAGTCCTCGAGAGCGCACATGGCGTCGATGTCTGCTGCGCTGTGATTCATGGCAATCTCCTTCAATCTGAACTTGCCTGTGGCTTGGTCGTAGATGGGACACAACCGGGACACAACAGCGACCGGAACTCCGTTTTCGTCAGGTTCCGTCAGTCGCTGTTCATCGCTGCAAAAGACCTGCTCAGACACTCTTTTGTATAGGTCTGTTGTCCTCAGTCGACGCTGTGGGATAACCCTCTCAAGGCGGAGATCACCAGTTCGAATCTGGTACGGGCTACCAAACTTAACTTCGGCGAACTGCCCCTGAGCTGGGCATTCGCCGATTTTTTGTGCCGCGGAGACGCCTTCTACGAGCATGTCGTCGCTCGCGCGCCACGGAATCTCCACACGAAGGACGCCCTTCTCGTCGATGGTCGCGCGCGAGGCGGCGTGGCGCAGGAGCTCGCCCGGGTCGCGGCGGCAGAGCCTCGTGCGGACCCACTCCGCCATCTCGTCGACCGTGGGGACGGCCGCGCGGGAGGCCTCCACCTCGCGCTCGAGCGCCGCCCGCTCGTCGGCGAGCTCCGCCAGGCGACGGTCGGTCCCCGGGGGCACCACGCCGGCCTCCACGGCCCGCAGGATGTTGCGCTCGGCGCGGGAAATCTCCGAGAGCCTGCCCGTCGCCCGTCGGACGGCGGGGGAGTCCGCGTCGCTCTCCATGGCGAGCACGGCGGCGCGCGCTATCCGCTCGGAGAGGCCCCGGCCGGAGAAGGCGCGGGCGAGCGCCGCCACGGCCGCCCGCTCCACCTCGTCCCTGGGGTAGCGCCTCTCGTGGCCGTCGCCGGTCGGCACGGAGTAGTAGAGGTATCGCCTGCCCGAGCAGCCCGTCCCGCTCGTGCCCCGGTAGGGAGTCCCGGTCGCGGCATCGAGGAGCCTCCCGCTGAGGGCGAAGGCGTTCTGGCGCGGGTGGCGGTCCATCATCGCCTGGACGGAGAAGAAGAGCCCGTCGCTCACGATCCGCGGCATCCCGCCCTCCTCGCGGACGCCGTTGAAGGAGTAGACGCCGCGGTACTTCTCGCTGGTGAGCATGCCGCGCAGCGACCCGTACGCCCAGGGGTTGCCGCGGGTGTTGCGCGAGCCGGAGGCGTTGAGCCACTCCACGACGGACCTCCTGCCCTCTCCGGCGGCCACCCGCTCGAAGGCCCCGCGCACGAAGGGGGCCTCGTCCTCGTCAACCTCGTAGCGGCCGTCGGCGCCCGTGCGGTAGCCGTAGACGCGCACGCCGTTCGCGAGGCAGTTCCTGGCGTTGCCCATCATGCCGCGCAGCGTGTTCTGAGCGAGGTTCTTGGAGTAGTACTCGTTGTACCCGTCGATGACGGCCTCGAGGATGACGCCCTCGGGCCCCTCGGGGATCGACTCCATGGCGGAGCGGAGCTCGACGCCGCACTCGGCCAGGCGCTTGCGGTAGACGGCCGCGTCGAAGCGGTCGCGCGCGAAGCGGTCGAGCTTGTAGACGAGCACCGTGCCGAAGTTGCCGGTTCTGGCGTCCGCGACCATGCGCAGGAACTCCGGGCGATCGTCGCTCGTGCCCGAGATGGCGCGGTCGGCGTAGGTGGCGACCACGGTCAGGCCGTGGCCCGCAGCCCAGTCGGAGCACACGCGCACCTGGTCCTCGATGGACTCGTCTCGCTGCCTGTCGCTCGAGAAGCGCGCGTAGATCACGCACGAGGTGCGGTCGGGCTCTGGCGTGTTCCTCTTCCTGCGTGGCATAATGTACCTGCCTTTCAAGTGTTCCCTTGGCTGGCGCTTGCCCCGTGTCGTCTGGCAGGACGCGCGGGGCGCTTTTGTGCGTCACTCGCGACGGGCAAACAAGTTTGTCCGTCAAATAAAGGCATTATTGACGGTTAATTGTCGTTGTCCGTCACCGACGGCACACTATCCATCCTGAGCCCCTCGGAGATGCCCAGAAGCTCAGGAAAGGCGAGAATTGCGGGGGTGCGCCCTCTGTGCGGAGAGATCTCGACGATACGCCCGCTCTCCTTTAGCGAGCTGATGAACCTCCTCGACGCGGACTCGTTCATGCCCGCCCTCTTCGTGAAGACGTTCGACGGGAAGATTGCGCTCCTGAAGAGGCAGGCCACGGCCTCTGGGACCTCGGGCGACTTGCTCTTGATGGTGGACTCGAGCAGCACGTCCTTGTAGAGGCGATAGATGCTCTGAGCCTTTTCGAGGTTCTCCTTCGCCTGGGTCTCGATTGCGGCGAGGAAGAACTCGCACCATTCCGTCCATGCATCGTCCCTCGACACGGCGAGGAGCCTGTCCTGGTACTCGTTGTTCCTGTGCTCGAAGAACTCGCTCAGATATAGGCACGGGTGTCTGATGATGCCGTCCGAGCAGAGCATGAGGGGGACGATCATCCTGCCCACTCGTCCGTTGCCGTCGCAGAACGGGTGGATGGACTCGAACTCGGCATGGGCTATCGAGATCTTCACTAGCGAGGGTATGTCGTCTGAGTTCACGAAGCGCTCCCACGCCGCCATGGCGTCCTCCAGCTTGTCGGCGGCGATGGGCACGTAGCGCGCCTCGTCGATGTTGTCGGACGTTCCAATCCAGTTCTGGTCGTGCCGGTACATCCCTGGGGACTTCAGGCTTCCTCGCACGTTCTGAAGTAGGGTCTTGTGCGCGGCTTTGAGGACCCTCCCGCTGAGAGGCACGTCCTTGACCATCTTCTCCGCAAGCAGGAGGGCACGCCTGTAGTTGACGACCTCAAGGACGTCATCGGACTTCGATGAGTCGAAGTTAGCGCCTCCGGCCTCGTAGACGAGTACGTCGCTCACTGTTGCGTGGGTCCCCTCGATTCTCGACGACGTGACCGCCTCTTGGACCAGCATGGGGGAGAGGAGGATGCTCTCGTCGGGGATGATGCCCAGAAAGCTGTCATAGCGCGCGAGCGCCATGGTGGCTCGCTCTATGGGTACGGCAAGCTTCTTCCAGTCGATGCTGCTGGGCGGGAACTTTCCCGTGTGGTAGTGAACTGGCATCATCTGTCCCTTCTCAAAGTGGGCAAAGACGTCGAATTCGACGGGTTTGCCCCGTCACGCGCTCTCCTCATCCTCATCGGCTCCGTCCTCCAGCGCCGCCCGGACGTATGCCCTTCCCTCGCTGATGAGGGATTCGTCGGACTTTATCGCCCTCCTGGCGTTCTCGGTGAGGGTCCACCGCCGATTCCCGCTCGCAAGGGTCTCGTACCGGATCACCCCGTCGGACTCCATCTCGGACAGGTCGCGGTTCCCCTGGTCCACACGAGCCTCCCACGGGTCGTCGTCCGGCGCGCGGTAGTCGAAGTGCCCCTCGTCGAACATGAGGCTGATGGCGCCGGCGGTTGCCGCTGGCGCCCTCCTGATCGCGGACGCGACGGCCTCCTCCGCGCTGCGGTCCCTGAGGCCTCTCCCCAGGGCGTCGGCGACGGTCGCCATCAGCCCGTCATCCTCGGACAGCGCGGACATCGCCTCCCTCGTCAGCGCCCACGTCGGGGTGAAGACACCGGGAACCCTCTGCCTCTTCGCGACCCCCACCGACTCGAGGTGGGCGAACTCGGCGGAGAATCCGGAGGTCCTGAACGGTCCCTTGGCGAGCCGGCCCGCGAGGGCGCGCTCCCCCTCGGGAAGCGAGGCCATCGTCCTCCTGACCGACTCGACGGGGGAGCGGAGCGACTCTATCTCGGCGTCCTTGGCGGCAAGCTGACGCTTCAGCTCGCCCACGTCCTCCTGCGCCGGGCGACCTGCGAGCTCTGTCTCGAGGGACTCAATCTCGGCGTCCCTGGCGGCAAGCTGACGCTGCAGGGTCGAGAGCCCCCGGGCTTTCTTGATAAGCGCGTCGAGGTCGTCGACATGCTCAAACCCGGACATGTCGTCAAGCCCGGAGGATATCCTCTTCGCGACTGCGGCGTCATGGGCCTCTGATGCTTCCTTCATCCTGCGGTCGGACCAGAGCTTGGTGACTCCCCATCCGAACAGGGAGCCGCTGACGAACATGACGACGAGAGGGGCGGGTCCGCGCATGGCGTCATACGTCGTCTGACCAACCATCTCCGGAGTCACGTTGAGCCACCCGAAAACGGTGACGGCGCCGACAACGAATCCGCCGATGGCCTTCATCGAATTCCACACTGTCTTTTCGACCCTCAT